CCGTTACCTGTATAGAGAACAGTATTGAAGTGTTCAGAGGGTGTAAAAACATCTGCTGCAGCATCTGCAACTTTAGGGAAAAACTTCTTATTTAAAGCCATATTATAAACTTATATCGTACTGTACTACTTGTGCCTTTGTGGTCTTTGCATTAATCTCACCTTCTTTAGTATTGCAACTCGTTCTAATCGATGCTCTATCATCTAAAATATCTTGGTCTGTAGTATTACCTAATTCAGTATCTCTTACAATTACCCAATCAGTTTCTGCAAGTTTACTATTAGCATTTGCTTTTAGGTTTGCAATCTTTTGCGTTTTTAGTTCTGCTAATGTTTGCGACCAAGTCTTATTAGTCTTTGGATAGGTGAATTGTGTATTAGCACTATCCCAGTAAATATCTCCTAAATCGTGGATTGCACTATTATAACCACTCGGCATAACAACATCAAACAACCCTTCTGCTTTTCTTTCGCCCTCTGTTAATTGGTCAAAGCCTCCTAGATATTCCTTTTGACTACCTTTAAATGCTTTTGGTACTGATTGATAAACCTGTATCGTTCCGTTTCTATTAATTGCGTATGCCATAATTAAGATGCTATTTGTGAGATTTGATACCACGCCTCTGACGTAGATATAAATTTAAATTCTATTAGGTTCTTTGTAGAGCTTGTATCATCATAAGTCCCTGCTAATTTATTGAAAGTACCTGATGCTCCATTTATATTACCTAATGAAAGTGTATAAGAAGAACCTCCACCTGTAATTATCAAAGAACAAGTTGAACCAATTTTAACATTTGTAAATGCTACAGTAGTAGAGTGACCTGCTGTCCAAGTAAATACATCAGCACTTGAAGTGTCTATAGTAATTGCAGTTGCTGAAGTTACAGCACTAGAGGCTGTATATCTGTTTGATAATTGGTCGTGATCTACAGCATCATCAGCTATATGTTCTGTATCTACAGCATCATCAGCTATTTTACTACCATCAACTGCATCTGCTGCAATCGTAAGTGCTGTTGCGCCAGTAACGTCACCTGTGTGTGTTGCATTAGGTTCTGAATTAGTTACTGTAACATTTCCAGTTGCTTGATCTACTGAAATACCTGTACCTGCAATAATACTTCCTACGTCACCTAAATCATCACTATATAATTCATCAAAGTTATCGTTGATTTTATCAAATGCAGTTCTTAACGGATCACCTGTTCCATCGTTTGCTACTGAACCAATATTAATTGTCTGTTTAGCCATTTCTTTTAATTATTAATTATAGACAAGGTGGTTTAGAGTCTATATCAATAGTAGCTTGATTGGAGTCATTCCCAAACCAACTACTACAATATATTACCGCCCAACTTATTGTATTTGCCATTATTCACTATAAAAATTACTCGCCAAATATTCTATCGTATCAGCAAAGATGTTAGTTGCACTAGCTAAAACTCTTGTACTTCCACTTGAGATATTTTCATATATTTTTCCCCATCCTATTGAGTTGGATACTATTCCGAAATGTGTGGTTTCATAAATCTTTCCGTAACTCATCCTTACTCTTTATAAGATAACTGTTTAATTTAATTTCGTTTTCTTTTTTTGGCTTATAAACCCTTTTCTTTTTGTCCTTCATTATAAAACCCATCCAGTAAAATTAACATCTCTTTCAGGGTACATACCATCATCTTGATTAGAGATATACTCTGGGTATAAACTACTGTTGTAATTCATATGATCCATAAATCTCTGTGTATAAAATTCAGCAGTTTCTGTAGCGTGACTTGCAATAGAATTTATCTCATCTAAATCTACAGAAGTTGCATTTTCTGAATTGTGCTTATATATGCCACCATTAGATATCTGGTAGGCAGCATAAGGTATATAAGCTGCTTGAGTATACCATATAAGCATTGGTTTAACATATTCATCAACCAATGTCTTATAATTACCGCTTAGTGTATTCGCTATAATATCAGCTTGTAATTTATTATATAATTTAGTACCAAGATAAGTTTGTATCTCAGTATCTTGAGCCACTTCAATAAACTGTATTATTTTATCAGCATCTAAATTACCATCAAATATAGACTTCCTTTTTAATTCCTTTAATGTTATAAATAGTGCCTTCATACTAGTTTTGTTCTTCTTCTTTATTTTCAGTATCTTCAGGTTCAACCACCTCAGAATCCACTTCAATATCTTCTACCTTATCTGAGGATAGTTTTTCACCTGTCTCTTCTTCTCTCTTAATTTTAGTTGCTATATTGTCTAACTCTGTAAACTCTATAGGCTGTAAGGTTGTAAAGTATAGGTCAAGAGCAATACCGTTAAACGCTAATAATTCTTTAAATGCATCTATTAATAGACTCTGGAAGGGTCTAATAACAACATTATCCATAAGGATTGATGCTGTTCTAAGCTCTTCAGCATTATTACCGAACCCTGTATTATCCTTAATACCTAACAGAATAGGAGATACAACACCGTGACCAATCATAATCTTTTCTCTACTCTCTTTAGCTAAGAAATCATATTGGGCGTGAGCATCCGGTAAATGTATAGGCTCTACACTAGATTGGCTATCTGAGCTTTCATTGAAGGCTAAAATAAATCTACCTGCATTAGAAGACCCACTGAATTTATCATATATTTTTCTTTCTATTCTTTCTTGTATTTCATCGGTAGGTATACCATTGTTGAAATTCAATAATAGAGATGGCTGTAGACCATTCTTAATATTGTTTATATGATAATTAGAAACCTC